ACCATACATTTCAGCAAATGTAACTCCACGAGCAACATCAGTATAAGGAACAAATAATGTGTTATCGCCAGTCATTAATTCTGCTGTGTAAACATAGTTGTCTCCAATATTCTCAACGTTGGTTAAACGTAGTTGATAGCTTTCAGTGTGAGGACCTGCAATTACTGTTGGAATTTCAAAATATCTCTCTGGGAATACCATGAAGAATTGACTCTTACCAACACCAAGTTTAACAGTTCCATCAGTAACAAAAGTTCCAGCAACTGCATTAGCTCTAGTTGTAGCAGCTCCTACAATTGGGATACGTCTCTCATCAGAACCTTGGAGTGGCCATTGGTATTCTCCATCCTCATCAAGAGTGATTGAAGGTAGTTTTTCAATAAAATTAACAAGGGTGTCATCACCATAGTTAATATCATACAGTCTACGGACTGTCTTAGATAGCCATTGAGGGTCATTCATTCCGAGAACACCAAAGTGTGCCTCACGTGTAAGTCCAGACCATGATTTACTATCTGTTACTTGTAGTTTACTAAGTAGTTGACTCATATTTATTTAAAATTAAAGTATCTTTTATTGTTAATAATTAAATTCCAAGTGCTTTGTCTGTATCTTTCTTTTCTGGAGAAAAGTCTAGCTGTTCAGATGAATCTGGAGTTAAACCCCTTCCACCTCTTTTACTAGCCAATATGTCCTTAAGATTATTTGCTACAGAACTCTTTATATTCTTTTTGGCTGGTTCAGGAATACTTCCTTTGTGCAGCCCATTCTTTACTGCAAAAGCTAACCATATATCAAAGTTAATTGGGTCTTTTTCTCTCTCAGCCCACACTGCATTGATAGTTCTACCATCCTCAGTTTTAACTGGCTTAAGAATCATTGCTTCAAGTTCCATCTTTTCAGCCTTTGTTAATTGAGTTCCCTCTATTAATGAATCCTTTGACTGAATAGCATCCTTATAACTCTTTATTTTAGCTTCTTCTTGTTTAATGTAATCAGCCTTAGCTTTCTCTACATTAAGTCTTTCTTGTTTAATCCTAGACTCGGCATCTTCTTTCAAGGCAGATAAAGCCTCTTTTGCTTCATCTATATCACCTCCTGCGTCAATAGTTTGCTGAATCAACTTCTCAATCTTTTGGTCTGAGAATTTACTTGTGTTCTTGTAGTGATTAAATAGAATGTTCTTTCTTAATTCAATTGAATCATCTGCCTCAAGAACATCTTCTGTAATACTATCCAACTTAGCTTTATTTCCAACAAGTGATTTAGCTGTTTCTGAATCAACACCAGCATCAAGCATTTCAATGTAATCTTTAACATCTGCTTCATACTGACTAGTTAATTCTGCTCTTGCATCCTCAATTGTCTTTGCTATGATTGACTCAAGAACTTCAATTTCTCCATCAGCTCCCTTCTCGTCAATAAGTTTCTTAAAAGCTCCCTCATCATAATCAGAGATTATTCCCCTCTCCTTTAGCAAAGAAGCGTGAATCAAAGAAAAAGGCATATCTTTAGAAGACTTGTTTACGTCATCAGGAGAGGGGGTAATCTTTTTGTCATCAACTCCTTCAACTTCCTCTAAAGCTTTTTCTTGTGCATTCTTTACTATAATTTCATTAATATCTAATGGTTGTTCAAAATCTGATGCACTCGCACCTGTTCCATCAACCTGCTCATCAACCACAGTTCCAGTTGGTGAACTAAAATCCAAATCTAAATCTTCCATGCTTCTTCTTGCCTTTTAATTGAACAAATATAAATCTAATACTCTGTGTTATACAAATTATAATCTATTAAAATGAATCGCGTATAGCTCAAATGGATTTAAACCATCTCTTCAAGCTCCTTATCTAAGAAATATAGTGGAGTATTTGTCTTCTCCATTAAAGTGATCCTGTCTATTAATTTCTGAAACTTGGCCTCTTCCTCAATGTTTTCAAGAATAAACCAATCCATAAAATTAAATAAAGCCAAATCCTTCTCAGCCATTGCATTTAAAGCAATATTATCAAGCCATTTAGAGACTTGAATCTCATGCTCATATGATGCATGAATAACCTCTTTTAATCCAGCAAACATATATGTTGGTGCAACTAATGCTGGAGTCATTGGATGAGCATCTCTATCTTGAAGATATTCATAAAACTTCTTCATATGAGTCATCTCTTCATCAGCATACTTGTGATATAATTTAGCTGCGCCAGTCCATCCATTAAAGTCTAGGCATTCAGCCATTGCTCTATAAAGTCTACTGGATTCTTCTTCATGCTTAATTTGCTCGTTAAGTAGAGCTTCTAATTTATCTGAAATCCTCTTCATATATTATTTCTTAGAATCATACCTATTTTTATTTGCTTTCGCCACTTTTAACTGAGTCTCAAGTTCTTGCTTCTTCATCTTCTCTTGAGATTTAATCTTCTTCTCTTCAAGATTTAACTTTCTATTCTCAAGAGCTTCTTTTCTCTTAGACTCATTACTTTTACTAATTTGTTCCATTCTCTTATTATACTGTTCTGAGTTAGCTTTTTGAGTTTCTAATGCAAACTTAGATATCTCCATTGGGTCAGGAATACCATTAGCATTTAAGTCTTGGTTCTCCGCACCTATGTAAGTATTCATCTCTGCAACTTGAATCTTAGTAGCGTTATCAGCATCAATCTTGTATTGTTGTAAATCTAACTTCTCATATTCAAGCGCAAGTTCTTGGTCTAATTTAGCTTGTTCCATTGCTTGAACTGACTCTATCTGTTGCATTTGAATCTCTTTCTCTTGCTGCATCTCTTGCTGCTTAAGTTGAGCTTGTTCTGCTTCAAATGTCTCAATCTTTCTTTGTAGACTAGATGGATTCTTTGTTCTGAGCAAATCCATTACAATACTGTTAGGAGTTCCATTCTGAATCATCTGAGGAATCAAAGACTTCATGGTTGAGAACATTTCAGAATCTGCGTTTGTGGTCGAAATATCAACATCATAGTCAGCTTCTCTAAACATCATGTCATCATAGTCAAGCATCCCAAGAGTTCCATCATCCATCATATATTGCTTCTTGAATGACTTATTCTTCCATGCAACCTTACTAGCTTCAACTAGCGCACGTAAAGCGCGAACCCTAGTATTATCATGCATTCCATACCACTTCTCTGTAATTACAGAACTTTGTGTTACAGACCTTTCAACACCTCCAACAGTTTCCCTGTTATCAACAGCACCCTTACGCTGAGGGGTAATGCCACAAACAGCGTCAATTTGACCTCTCAAGAACTCAAGTAACACTAAGTTACTCTGGATTATATTTGGGTCTCCTACCTCAATGTTTTGAGTCCTGTTCCCATTGTTACCAAAGTTCTTGCCCATTGCAACACCTTTGTTAACTTCGTTGTATGGGTCTTCAAACTTTAAGTTCATTGTATACATGTAATACATCCACTTATCCATGTCCATTCCATCTGGCTTCATAGATATATCCATAGTTCCAACCTTGCCTAAGTATTTAGCTATGGCAAGTTCAGTCCTATACATGATTGCATTATACAGGTATTGATATTCTTTTATATAATCTATTAAAGATTTAGATTTATTGCTGTTTACATTATTAATTGTTCCTATAATCCCAGGTGAACATATAGAAGGATTATCTATGTGTCTTGACTGAAACTCCAGTGGACCAAATTTAACATAAATCTCATTAGCAATCCTGGTTCCTTCATACCACTCACTAATCCATTCCCACTTAACTTCTTCTCCAAGTTCTTTTCTAGGCTTATATTGCTCTGGGACAATCTCAGTTTGTTTAGTTCCAGTTTCATCATACCAATATTTAAACCCAACCTTTCTCATTCCTCTCCATACAACTCTAGTAACTCTGACATTACCAGCAGTATCAAAACTTCCATTATAGAATAAGGTTGCATTCTGATTTAAAACTACAAGGTTATCTACTCCTAATGATTCTGTGTATGCCTCTAAATTGAATGGCAAAGCATTTAACTGCTCATTAAACATACCCTGTCTACTTCCACTGTGATTAAGAGTGTAACCTTGCTCTAATCTGCTAATATCTTTATCTGTTAAGAACTCGTGGAATCTGTCTATTGTTTCACCAACTGAAAGATATCCATCTTCAACTATAATATCAGAGTCTTCAATCTTGTAACTCTCCCCACCTCTTAATGTATAGAAGTTTAAAGGATTACCCTTTCTTAATATAGGCTCACCTCCAATGATATCAATTACATATATTTCTTCACCGGCAATCAGCAAATCTTCAAAGCCTCTACTAAACACCTCTTTTAAATCCTGTGTTTTATAATGATACTCAAGAATCTGAGTAGCCATTCTCTCCCTAATATCCTTAAACTCATACTTACGCCACTTCTCAAACTTAACCATTTCTTCCTCAATCTGCTTCTCATCAGTCATTCCTGAAGTTAATGTATCAGTTACAAATGATTGAAATCTTTGATTGATTACTTGGTTTTTATTATTTATGGCATCTGCACTAGTTGCTGTAACTATAGGGTTAAACAATCTCTTTCTTTCCTCTCCTACAAGCACTGCTATGTTAGGATTAATTAAAGGATAGTTTCTATAGGTTGAAGGGAATGTTACATCCTGTAGCTGGAAAGGGTTCATAACTCTCTCCATCTCAGCCTTGTCAACGATTCCAAGCAAAATCAACTGGCGATGATCTATTGCAATCGAATTGCGTTTGCAATCAGTGTGAAAGATCGAAAGGTAAGCCTTGGCGCGATCCGGCGTGATGTCCGGCACGTTGTCCCTGAGCCATGCCAGCAACCTTCCCTTGTGGACGCTGCCCGCTTGGTTGAGGTAGTCGCCAGCCCTTACAGCGTGTTCTAGTGCTTGCTGTGCGCTTTCCTTGGCGTCCTCGGCTAGCGATTGAGCCGCTCGGTGGTGCTTGGCGATTTCCTCGGCCAAGGCTGGCATGATTTCCGTGTCTGCGTTCATTTGATGATTCCTTTCTTCCTAGACGTTTCGATGAGTGATTCCAAGTCCTTATTCACCACCCGATTCCTCGCCTCCCTTGCGACTTCGGCAGCTTCCTCCGACTTCATATAAGCCGATGGCGGCCATCCTAGCGCCTTGCAAATCTCCGTCGCCTTGTGGCTGAGAAGTGCCCTTGAGCATCCAAGCTGTGCGGCTTTCTCGCTCATTGACCGCCCAAAACAGAATGAAGCACCAACGGCGAAGGCCGCGCCCCATTTGTCTGGAGTGTCTGGCTGTTTCTCAAGAACCGTTGAAATCGCCGGAATCACCGCCCTCATCAGCTCCCTCGCAGCAATCGGGCATCGTTCGGAAAACTCCGCAAGCGTGAGGTCTGCCCAATCGTCGTCATCGTTTGGTTCTGGCTGCATTTGGGTGGCCTTTCTGCGTCTTGCTGGCTTCTACCTCTTCATTTTACCGCCGCTAAGGGCTGTTAGGTCAAGCAAAAAGAACGGTCGCCGCATCCGACTTGGCGGATCGGCTAGGGGTTCACCCCAGAATACTTGCCGTCCGTGTTGGGGTGG